GATAGAGATCGGGCTGGGGCACGGTTAGTTGATGATGCACTAGAATATGGATGGAGTGTGAGTTTCCCCGAATGGGAGGACAATGTCAAAGATGTCAGTGCCGCAGTGGAACGTTATGGCAAATTGTTTGTTTTGAAAAATATTTTACACTACAAAGAAACCAGTAGATTAAAAATTGAACTAAAGAAGAAGAAATTAAATAGTAACTTACATCAAGGACAATAAATGACAAAAGAATATTCCCCAGACCTACAAAAATTACTATTAGAAACCATGATGAGTGACGCACAAGAGTTTGTGCGTGTGCAAAACATTTACAATCCTGAAAACTTTGATCGCAGTCTTAGAGAAACTGCTAAGTTTATCGCTGAATACAGCAGCAAATACAATACACTGCCTACATTTGAACAAGTCAATGCAACCAATGGTGTTCAACTAAAACCAGTAGAGGTCACTGCATTACCCACTGGTTGGTTTACCGATGAGTTTGAACAGTTTACACGTAGACAAGAACTTGAGCGTGCAATCTTAAAAGCTGCTGACTTGTTGGAAAAAGGCGATTACGATCCTGTAGAGAAATTAATCAAGGACGCAGTACAGATATCATTGACCAAAGACTTAGGCACAGATTACTTTGCAGATCCTGCGGCACGTATCAATAAATATTTTAATAGTGGAGGACAAGTTTCAACAGGTTGGCCACAATTGGATCGATTGTTGTATGGTGGATTCAGTAGAGGCGAACTAAACATTTTTGCTGGTGGTTCAGGATCAGGTAAGTCGTTGGTTATGATGAACATTGCACTGAGTTGGGTGCAAGCAGGCTTACATGGCGTGTATATCAGTTTAGAGTTGAGTGAAGAAATGACTGCACTGAGAACAGATGCCATGTTGGCCGGAATGAGTACCAAAGACATTCGCAAAGATATTGAAACCACAGAACTCATAGTCAAGATGGTGGGCAAAAAGTCTGGCACATATCAAGTCAAAGCACTACCAGCACAAAGCAACATTAACGACATTCGCAGTTTCTTAAAAGAGTATCAAATCCAAACAGGACGCAAGGTTGACTTTATGATGGTAGACTATTTGGACTTGTTGATGCCGGTTAGTGCCAAAGTTAGTCCCAATGACCTGTTTGTTAAGGACAAGTACGTGTCAGAAGAATTGCGTAACTTAGCCAAAGAATTAGGCATCTTGATGGTAACTGCGTCACAGTTGAATCGTAGTGCAGTTGATGAACCGGAATTTGATCACAGTCATATTTCGGGTGGTATTAGTAAGATCAATACTGCTGACAATGTGTTTGGTATCTTTACCAGCAGGGCCATGCGTGAACGTGGACGCTATCAAATTCAATGTATGAAATCACGTAACAGTACCGGAGTGGGTCAAAAGATTGATTTAGAATACAATATTGAAACTATGCGCATTACAGATCCTGGTTTAGATGCAAACGACACCGGCAACGGCCCTCCCAAGGTAACTAGTATCATGAATCAAATTAAGACTCAAGCGTCAACTTGGGAAAAGCCCAAACTCAAAGAAGGTGTTGCAAACCCATTAGATATTCCACCAGGCGGACCCAAAGTGTCGGGTGATGCACAAAGCACCAAACTCAAACAGATGCTAGCAGGATTAAAAAGCCAATGATAGATAATCAATTAATTGACAATCAAACCAAACATTTTTTAAAGGCATGGAACAACAAAAAAGAAATAATACCAAATCTTTACGCAGTTGATAATGTGCTAACTGACCCAGCATCAATCAAATTGAGAAAGTACATATCAACCGCAACTTCTTGGGAAACAGTAATTAATCAAGAGCGTTTGCCACGTAGGAAAATATCTTGGGAAGCAGATTCGATCATTGAAGAACTTCATACTGCATTTGATAATATCACCCCAATGGTTAATAAATCATTTAATGATGTAGAAAAATATTTCTTAGGGCTACAAATTTGGGAAGACCGCGGCGGATATAAATTAGACTATCACAGTGATAATCCCGTCATTGATATTGCTATGCAGGCGTATCTTTATGATTGCCCTGAACAATGTGGAACAACATTTAATGTAGATGACTACACGATAGATTTACCATTCTTACACAATACTGGATATCTGTTATGTAACAATAAAAAAATGTTGCATAAAACTACACATACCGTGCCCCCAAATGTTAAACGTTATTCGTTATATGCTATTTGGAGTAGCCGTAGAAAGAATATTGCCTAATCCAACGACCTCGGACAGATCCGGGGTATGCGCCACATGAATTATTTTTGTTGGTAATAAATTTAAATTTTTACATGTTTTGTGGTGCAATTCTCTGTAGGTATCCCAAGCATAATCTCTAGGTAAATTGTTGATTATATGCATGCCGCCTGACGTTAATGCTGAATTGACTTCGTGATGAAATCGGTTAAAGATAGTTACACTATCCATAGTACGTTGGCGACTCCAACGCAATCCAATTCGATTCCATTCCATGCTATACTTGCTTAGACTCATAGCAAACGATTTAATACAAGGATGAGATAAATCAATTGATATGTCGCGGGCAACGGTAATCCATGCAAAATCGATATGTATGTCAATATTTTTTGCTTCACACTCTTTTAATAAATCTGGCCATTCTGGACGCAAATCTGCATACCGCCAATTTGGCAATGATATAAGCAATGGTTGGTTAGGTTCTAACTGACCTAGCTCTGTTCCGTGCTTGCCCATTAATCCATAGTAGGCATATTCTTCGTTTAAGATTTGGAATCCGTCCCACCCGTATTTTAAAACTAATGATTCTATAAAATGTGTGCAACCTAGTACAACATCCACGCAATCAAATTCGTCCCATCCATGCAACTGATTGAGTTTAGTTGATTTGAACCATTTGTCGGCAACAGGTATAAACTGGTTGGCGGTAATTAATTTCTGTGGTTGAGCAAACCAAGATGTTTTGATATTTTTTAAAAAGCTATCATTGAGGTGATGTAATTTAGACATTCATTTTATCCATTAAAAATAAGTAAAACGGACTGGTAAAAGGCAAAGTCCATGTTCCGTTGTGTCCCAGGTGTGTTTCAGCAATAACTTTTTTTTCTAAAACAATCCCTGCAAGTTCTTGCTGCTTTGCCCAAATTTTGGGGTAATTGGGTTCGTAATAACTGTCAGTGTAAATTATATTTTGTACATTTACTCCGTCGATTACTATTTTACTAATGATTAACATTTGATCATCGTATGTACCGTCTGTGTTTTTTCTAACCTGATCGTCAGTTTTGCCTGATCTTTTTATCATTAATTTGTGTGGTTGGTTAAACAACAATGTATGCGAGAATTCAACAACATTATTTTCAACGGTGATTGTGTTGTCGAACTTAACTTGATCGTCGATTGAAACACATGCATGGGGCGGGAGGTTCCAATAATTTGGTTTAAATGTTAATTTAAAATTGATCGTTTCTTGAACGTGCATAGTATATAATGTATAAGTTATTTACAAAACAAAAACCAGATCTAAAATAAATTCAATAAATATAACATAAATTGGAGTAAATCTTGCAAAAGCGGGCTCGTAGCATACTAGATGAGTTAGATACGCTAATTGTACACAAAGATCGTGAAAATCTAGTGGAAAGTCGTGCTAGCCATGTTATATCGGGTGCTATTAATCTTATTAATTACATACGTGAAAACTACAATGCTGAGGAAGCACTAGAGCTAGAACGTAGACTACTTAACAGTATTCGCACGCAAGAACCAGATAAATTCCGTCGTGGAGTCAGGAGATTACGTAGTGAAAATTAAAGAAGTATTAAGTGAAGGCCCGTTAAATTGGTTTATTGGCAGATACCCAAAAAAACCGATTAGACAAGCCGCCACTTCCCAACCTGTATCAACACCTCCTGCACAAGCAACCACACCAGTACCAACACCACCTGCAGCTGCCGAGCAACCAGAATTAATTGGCGGTACGCATAATCCAAAGCATGATTTGACTCCTGGAGTAACAGTAGTAAGTCAAGAACCTATTATTATTCAGTATAGAAACAAAGACTATGCTATTAATGATCAAGGACAGTGGGTGCATCTTGCTAGTGGTAAAACACCACACGAATCATTCCAACAATTTTTAAGTGCACAACACGACATTAGTTTAGGTACCGGTCCCACACAAGGCCCATCGGCTGATGTACTACCAGCTAATGCAGTGGCACAAAATGTAAAACCTGCAGCACCTACAGTAACACCTGCAGACCGTAGACAACAAAGACAACAAGCAGCCACTCAAGCTGCCAGGGCCAGTATGACGCCAGTGCCGCAACAAAAACCACAAGTATTAAGACAAAATCCCGAGCGAGTCAAAGCACAACAACAGTTAGCGGCTCGTCGGGCAGCAGATGCACAAAAAGCCGAACGAGAAGCAGATTGGGACAGACATGCTTCAGGAACAAATGAAGAGTAATTACAATGTATCTATTATTTGAAGGCGGCAATGCCATACCAACAAGTCAGCCAGTAGATCAGCACGACATACGTACAGTAGTTGAAATCGCACGTCGCGAAATGCCACAAAGTTTATTAAAAAATTTACAAGCAGATATTGGCTCAGCAGGATTTAAGAGCGTGCCATCGGGCGATATTGATTTAATGATTGAAGCTGAAGACTTAGTAGCATTATTTAAAACACAAGATGACGCAAAAGATCCAGTGCTGGCTGCAAAAAAAGCATTAGCTACTTACTTTGCTGCTAAAGGTATAGAAGCAAAAGTAAATGGACGCAATGTCAGCATTGGCGTAAAATACAAAGGTGCTAATGGTCGTCAAGGATATGCGCAAGTAGATTTAATGGTTATACAAGATGTTAAGATTGTAGCACCTTGGCACCAGCATGGTCCACGTGGCATGTATTCAGACCCTGGATTTAACGGGCAACAAAATTTTGTTCTTATGAGCAGTATTGCCAAGTACTTGAATTTAAAGTTTGACCCGTTTGGTGCAAAACTTGTTAATCGTGACACTAACGAAGTAGTTGGGCGCACACGTAAAGAAGTTGCTAAAATATTGCTCGGGCCTGCGGCTAAAGAAAGTGATTTAGATTCAGTTAAGTCAATGGTGTTGGCATTGGCAAAAGATCCTGACCGTGAAGGTAAACTAGCACAAGCCAAGCAGGATCAAGCCAAGGGTTTATTAACGCTACCCGAAGATACTGCACCCGGTACTGCTAAATGGTTTAGACAATGGACTGATCAACTATGAAGATATTTGAAATACTAAGAGAAGGTGGATGGGATACTACACTAACGCAAAATACAGTACTACATCCTAGAATTGTTGCACCAGCTCTACAGGTTGTTGACCGATTTGTGCAAGACTTTAATAGTTGGTTAGAACCCAAAGGACTAGGACCGGTACGTCGTGGTCGTCCCACTGGCAGTAGCGCACATCACACAATAGATACTGAACAAGATCCAGATAAAATCTATGGCGACATAGATTTACAAATGATTGGACCCGAACCCGAAGGTGTTAGCTACGGACAGTTTACTGCATATTGGAATAAATTAGCTGATGAATTTGTTAAGGCTGGACTTGCACCTTATGTTGATGTAACGGAAAGCAAAGCCGGACATCCTATATTTCAAATTGGCGCAAATGATTATGTGCAAATTGATTTTATGTGGCATCCCGAACGTTTAGAAAAGTGGGGTGCTGCCCGTGTTACTCCTGAGCGCGGTGTTAAAGGATTGTTAACTGGTAATATGTATAGTGTACTAGGCGAATTACTTGACATGAGTATTCAACATGCTGGAGTACAATTAAAAGTCATCGACGACCAACATGTACCATTTAGCAAACAAAAAGGCACACAAACAGTTACAGTTACAACCAATCCTGAAACGTTTATTCTTGATTTATTTAACTATGAAGCAAAATTACTTGGTGTTAAACAACCCAAGATTGATCCCATGTTAAAACAATTCCCGGGCAATGATGTAGAGGATGTTAAAATTTTTAAGTTAGCCAATGGCATACGTGGATTCGCACAAAGTTGCGAAGCAAACCGCATGTTTGGACGTGGGGACTTACATCCATGGGATACAGCAACAGATTTTTTGCGTGACTTCTGGCGCCGCTACGAAGAAAAAGCCATGATAGATGTCAACAGTAAAAAGCGTGACAAAGCAGCGACACCACAGGCCCAGGCTCGTGCAGAATCTGACAGAGAGAAAGTATTACAGGGACTAGAAATGGTACAAGGGTATTTTCAATGAGATTAGATTTTCTTGATCTTATATTTGAAGGTACTGATGCAGGACCAAGAATTGCACATCCTGAAAATGCAATTTTTACTAGTAGCGCGGCTGCAGCACGCGAGCTAGCAAGATTAAAAGAAGTTGCAACTAACAGCAACAATGTAACAATTAAATTTGATGGCGAAATAGCTTTGTTCTTTGGACGTGATGCACAAGGGCAATTCTTTTGTTCTGACAAATATATGTTTCCCAAGGGCATACAAGCAAAAAGTCCTGCTGAATGGTTACAATACGACCAAAACAAAAAGTCAGGAACTACTAGACCTGACTTATACAAAAAATTAGAATTGATTTGGCCTGCATTAGAAGCATCTGTACAAAATATACCTGTAACATTCAAGGGAGACTTGATGTTTGCTGGACAACGTCGACTTATTAACGGCAACTATGAGTTTGAAGGTCCAACTGTAAAGTATTCTGTACAATCAACTAGTCCAATTGGTAAGTTAATCAAAGGAAAAATTGGATTGATTGTAGTTCATGGCATGAACAGTGGCAGTTGGGATGGTAAAACTGGAATAATACAAGGTACACCGATTGCAATAATTCCTCCTAACTTTGGTAGTAATTTTCAGTCTAACACTTACGATAAAGCAACCACAGATGCAATAAAAACTGCAGAAACAACGCTACAACAATTTGGCGAAACTGCTGATAGTTTCTTTGTTAATCTAGGTACCACTGCCAGGGGTGTGTTTGAAACATTTTTCAATAAAACAATTACTAATCAAACAAATTTACCAATTGCTCAGTGGTTAGAACAAAATAAACCTGCATTATACAAAAAATTTGTAAACGGAGGAGAAACTAGCCAGGCTGGGATAGCGGCCGTAACTGCTATATACAATGCAATTTATCGCTTGAAATTTGTGTTAGAGCAGTCGTTTAACGGGCAAATACAGGGAATAACTCAAGGTATCAAAGATAAAACTGGTCGAGTTGTTGCACCCGGCGGCGAAGGATTTGTATACTCGGATGCCAATAATAACATGGTTAAACTAGTGGGCGACAACTTTAGAAAACATCACTTCCTAAAGTAAGATTCTTGTTTTTTCTAACAAAAGATAAATATTTACAAGCGCGAAAGCGTTAATATTTTTAAAGGAAAAAGAAAATGGCTATCCAAACACGTTATGCAGGTGATGCAAATGGTATCAACAATGTTGATGCAAAAGTAGAC